AAAGATAATAATAGTAATAACTACAGCTTAAATAACGTCCAGCTATTATGTTATAATCATTATTTTTTAACTGTAGGAGATATTTTTAATGATAAAGATGTTAAACAAATAGAATCTAAACAAGAACACTTTGGTACAAGTGAAAAAGTTGAATGGGAAGTTGATGATTACCATTTACAGCGTTTAAAAGAATTAGGTTTAGATGAGGATGAAGATGATATCAATCAATATATTTCTAGAATATGAAAAAAGCAAGACGAGTAAGATCATTAGATAAAAAATATCATAAAATAACTAAAGATTATGATAAACAAAAATCTAAACATTTAGAAAAATTAACTGATAAAATGCTTAAAAATGATGAAAAAGCTCAGCAATTAAAATCTAAAACAATGAAAGGTAATTTTCTTAAAAACTTTTAATTATGAAATTTAAACACAAATGGGAGTTTAATACCGAAGAAGAAATAGCTGAAACTTTTAGGGGAGGAAATAAAAAACTGCATAATTTAATAGTAGATATAGCTTTAAAAAATATTAAAACCAAATTAAAAGAAATACCTATAGTTACTATACATGCAAAAGATACTGATGTACTTTATGATATAATGATTGAACGTCCCGATATGATTGAGACTTTAGAACAAAATTTAACTATAATGGAAGAGTATGAGGATTATGAAAGATGTCAAAAAATATTTAATGCTCTCCAATATTTAAAAAATAAACAATGAAAAAAACATCAATAATAATATTATTCTTTGCTAGTGTTACGTTATTATCGGCTTTTACTTATAAAACCATAAGAACATTCACAGCACCAGTTTTAGTTATAGAACCAAAACCAATAAATAAAATAGAAATAGACTCAGCTCCTATAGAAATAGATTTTGACTCTAGGGGACATATGGCTTTTTTAACTGCTTTGGGGCATCAGGAATCAGGTAATAGATATGGTATAGTAAATAGATTTGGTTATATGGGTAAATATCAATTTGGAAAATCTACTCTAAAAACACTTAGGATAAAAGTTAGCAGAAAAGAATTTTTAAATAACCCTGAACTTCAAGAAGAAGCTATGCATAAATTGCTTTTATATAATAAGAAAAAATTACAAAATTATATAGATAAGTACGATGGTAAAGTAGTATATGGTATTTTAGTAACCGAATCAGGATTATTAGCTGCTGCACATTTAGGAGGTGCAGGTAGTGTAAAAAGGTGGTTTAAAAATGGTAGTATTAGAAGAGATGGTAATGGAGTGAAAATTACTAGTTATATGAAGCGTTTTGCAGGATATAAGTTATATTTATGATAAAAAATTATGGCTAAAATAGTTGCATCAGTTTATAAACCAAATAGAAGAAAAAAACGACCTGGGGTACATGCTAAAAGCAAATCCAGTAAATTAAAAAACAGTAAAAATTATGTTAAAGCATATAAAGGGCAGGGCAGATAAAATGGAATTAAATACTATATCATTATTTAATCATTTGACTGATGAAGATTTTTTAGCCATCCATAATGCGGGTCAGTTAAAAAATTTGTGTCAAGCATTAACCTTGGATTTACAACATAAAAAAGATACAACTTATTCAGCATAAGCAAGTAATCTTTATATATTTATAATAAATAAAAATTTAATAAAATGGGATTATATTCTATTAGACAAGACCCCGGAAAGTGGTTAACTTGGTTTAAAAAACCTGAAAATAATAAACTTCCTATAATGGAAGCTAAAAAGAAATATTTAAAAGAACAATTAGATTTTCAAAACCAACAAAACTTTTTTACAGCCCAAAAAGCACAAAGAGGTGTTGTTATTGAAAATGTACTAGAAACTGTTGCATTTGGATCCCCAGATTTACAATCTATAACATCTAATGTTAGTTTTATAGATGTTGGATTTACATTACCAGTTGTAGTAACAGGTAATCCAACTATAACAGTTAATAATTCACAAGCCGGTGGAGGTTCTGCTGCTACATTTACTTATACTTATGCTACTGGTTCTACAAGTGATGTATTAAGATTTGTTCATGATCATCCTACTAGCGCTAATAATAACGCAGGACTTGCAGCTAATGTTTTAAGAGAAGATGGTGAAATATTAGCATCAGCAACTACATTACCAACTTCACCAGCTGAAGATCTTTATGTTGGAGAAACAATGACTTATGCTCAGGGTTCAGGTGGAACAGGAGGTCAAAATGTGACCGCTACTATTCGTGTAGGTTCTACTGCAATTACATCAATTATAATAACTGATAATGGTAATGGAAGATTCTCACCTGGTAATACACTTACATTAGCAGGTTCTAATTTAGGTGGTAGTGGTAATTTAATTATTACTATAAGAAAAGAGGATCTTATAGGAGATGTAATAACTATTCCTGCACAATCTATAGCTTTAGCAGGAGGTACTATTAAAACTTTTGGAACTAATCCTAAAGTAAATGATTCTATTAGAAGAAAAGGTGATATACCTGGAACAGCCATTCCAGTATCTAATCAAGCTAGTAAAACAGTTGTTGCTAGTTAATAAAAATTAAATAAAAGTAAATATGGGGAAGCTTGGCTTCCCTATTTTTTGTTCGTATATTCACGTATAAAATAAAGGTTATATCATATGGCATTATGGAAATTCACAAATTTAAATAAACACGGAAATTACAGGTCAAGAATAATTCATACTAAGGGTGCATTAAGCATACCTGGTAGTGGGTTTGGTTCAACTATATTTGCAAATAGATTTAAGTATGAATATACCCACCCTGTTATGTCTCCTGGGTTAACAGTATTAAATGGAAAAAAATATCTTATGCCATTATGGAAAGAAGTAGATCCAAATACAACATTAGATGATATAGAATGGATTAAACCAAAACCTAAAGTAAAACAAGAACCAATAGTTGAAATATCAACTAGTAGTAGTGACCCAAATAAAACGTATAAAACAATATATTACCCAGAATCGGGTAAATTTCATTGTAATTGTCCAGGTAGATGGAGAGCATTTGATGGTAAATGTAAACACATAAAGGCATTGGAATTAAAAATAAATAAATAAAGGTTATGAAAGAACTACATACATTCATAGAAGATATGAGAAGCACTAGTAGTGCCAATGAAAAAGTTGAAATTATAAAAAATTCAAGTACATTTATTCATAAAGTATTAGAATATACTTATAATCCTTTCAAACAGTTTCATGTTACAAGTAAAACCTGTAAGAAAAACTCACATTTATTTGGGGGTGATGCCATTGATTGTTTTGAGATATTAGATAAATTAATGAATAGGGAAGTTACTGGGCATGATGCTATTAAATTAGTTAACACTTATGCTAACCTAAAAGGTTATAAAGATTTAATTTATAAAATTATAGATAAAAATTTAGATATTAGAGCTGGGGATAAAGTTATTAATAAAGCAATTCCCAATTTAATACCAACATTTTCAGTTGCATTAGCTAAAGAATATGATGGTAAATGTGATTGGCAAAATGATACTTGGTGGGCATCAAGAAAATTAGATGGTGTTAGATGTTTGGCAGTAGTTAATTATGAAGGTGAATGTACACTTTATTCTAGAATGGGTAAAGAATTAACTACATTAAATAAAGTTAAAGAAGCTATTGAAGCAACAGGTATTATTAATACTGTATTTGATGGTGAGATTTGTTTAATTGATGAAAATGGAAATGAAGATTTTCAAGGTGTAATGAAACAATTAAGACGTAAAGATCACCAAATTGAAAACCCAGCTTATATGATATTTGATATGATTCATAAACCTAATTTTGATAATCAAAAAGGGGGTCCTATATTAAGTGAAAGATTAGCAGCATTAAGAGGATTTTTAACAGGTAGATATATTACAACTGATATTTTACGCTATACAGATCAATTCCAAATAACAGATGGTAGACACTTTGATAAATGGGGTCAAATAGCAACTGATAATAATTGGGAAGGATTTATGATACGTAAAGATGTTAGTTATGAAGGTAAACGTACTAAAAATTTACTTAAAGTAAAGAAATTCTATGATGCTGAGTATGAAGTAATTGATTATGATACAGATACAGCTGAAGTAGTTAGAAATGGTAGATCAGAGACTATTGAAATGTTATCTCAAGTATGGATTGAACATAAAGGCCATAAAGTAAAAGTTGGTAGTGGTTGGACTCATGAGC